CTTTTCTGTCGTAGCCTTCCCCCTCGCCGCCGATAAAACATACCGTCCGCATCGGTTTTTTGTCGTATGACCACTCGATCGACGCCACATTCTGCATCTCCGGCGAGAATACCAGCCTTGGATTCTCCGACTGTCCGGCAGATCTGTCCGTCCCCTTGTACAGCTCGAACACAAAATTGCCGTCAAAACGGATGCGGAACCCATAGCCGAACTGTTTGCAGATCGCCTGGATCACATCGAGGAGATTCTCGCCGAGGAGCTGCGCCTCGACGCTGTCGGTGTAGCCCTGTGCCTCGCCGAGCGAAAACCCGTCGATCTTCCGCCACTCCTGCGCAGCGTCCGGGCTGATGATGTTGTCCGTGATGAGCTGCCGGATGAGGTTCTCGGCGGTGCCGGAAAACGTGAACAGATACTGATGCTTTGCGCTGTCCCACCTTGCGGCGATGCGCCTTGCGAGGATCGCTTCGACGCTTCTGCCGGAGATCGTCATGTAGTCCCCGTTTTCGGGGTCGCATGTGAGCTTGATGCGCTCCACCAGCATCGCCGTGTCGCTGCCCTCTTTTGTGATGATGCATTCCCGCCCGGTCTGGTATGCCAACCGTCGGATGCGTTTGTCGGCTCTCATATACACCTCAAACTCGCCCGGCTCATCGTATCGACTCACCCAGATCACAGAGGACGAGTAGTCAACAGCCGCTGCCTTGTAATAGCTGCCGTTATATATCCAAAAATACAGCAGCATGGATCACACCCCCGCATACAAAAACATCGGCGTGACGTTGATCCCTACGTCGTCGGCATCCCCGGTGCATGTAAAATACAGGATATTGTCTCCAACCTCCAGTGGGAAGAAGCTGCTGCCGGATGCCATATTGTTGATCGCATTGTATGTCGTGCCGTCACGTATGATCTCGATGCTCAGGCTTCCGGGAATCGTGCTGATGCGGATCCTGTCGTTTGCCACGAGGTTGGCGTCAATCTGCAACCGCTTCTGAGTTGTCAGATTGTACAGCGTCAGATCGGAGACCCCCTGCGATTCTGCGGCGATCTCAATGTCAGCCGTAAATCCGCACGGGACGCTGCCGTCGTTGTGGATCGTGATGATCGGCTGCTGCGTGTACTCTGAAATCGGGATGCCGGGTGTCGCAGCGATTGAAAACGGGAAGGAGAACATCGCCACGGTCGTCGATAGCTCATACGCAACCAGACCGAGCGCCGACCAGAACGGTCTCGGGCATAGAATGGAGATCTGCATCTGCTCTCGCACCGAAAACAGGTCACCGTCCACTATTTCCACGTATCCGTCGATTTTGACGTCCATGTTTTCATTTTTGAAAAACACGGTGCATGGCGATTTAATCGGGAAGATGCGGTACAGATGCTGACGATTCGTCTCGATGTCGCCCTCGATGACGACTGTCAGCACAATATTCCGCATGTTGACCCTGGCGGAGTTGTAGAACTCGCCGTCGATCGTGCCGGCTGCGCTGGTGTTGATGTTCGCCTTCGGCGGCGTCAGCCCAGTGACGTGTATCAGGCTGTACTGGCTGCGGTTGTGTGTCAGCTCGAACAGCTCGCCGGCTGAGTTCTGTATTTTTAGTGTGTACATCAGGATCACCCCTCCAGCTGCACGGCGAGCAGCATGTTCTTTGTCTGCCTGTAGATGTCGTACCGGCTCAGCGCCTTCGGGCTGCTGATATTCTGGGTCAGGTTTACAGTCTTGCTGGTCTGCACAGGTGCTCCGCCGTACATGCCGGCGGACATTTCCCCGGCAAGAAGACGTGCGATCTCTCGCAGACCCTGTCTGTTGTTCTCCAGCGGGATGACTGCTTCCTTGCCGGCTTCGCCGATCTGTGCGATCGTTGCCCGGTCGATGATGCCACCCTTCGCCAGCCTCGGCAGACTGATCGTGCCGATCGGCGAGATGTTGACGCCCGGAAGCTGGTTGATCGTCGAGAGCATCCCGTTGATGGCGTTCGGTACCATGTTCAGGTTCCGTTCAACGGTGGACAGCACCGCATTGATCGCCTTTTTAAACGCCCCGCCGATTGCATCGCCAACCTTCGTGCCGATGCTCGTAAAGCTGTTTTTGATATTATTCCAGATATTCGCAAAGAACGTTGCAAGGCCGCTGAAAACGTTTTTAACAGCATTGTACGCCTTTGTAAATTCATCCTTGAAAAATGTACCGGTTTTTGAGAATGGCTCGACGATGTACGCATTCCATACCGACAGCGCAAATTCTCCAAGATTCTGGAAAATAGCTTTTGCTGTTGCAATGCCTGTTTCGATTTTGCTTTTGACATTATCGGCGGCATTGAATACAAACGCCTTTACCGTCGATACAATTGCGGTGATAGCCCCTCCAAGATCCGTGAACCATTTTTTGCAGAAATTCACAAATGCGGATGATGCTTCTTTTAATACATTTACTGCAAAAACAAACGGTTTCACGATATATCTGTTGAAAATGTCAGCGACAAACTCGCCTACGGCTTGCAGCCCCGCCTTGATGTCGTCGAACCCTGCGAGCCAGGTCGCCCAGAAGTCGTCGAGGTTGACGCTGTTTGCGCCATTGATGATGGCATCGACGATACCTATGCCGATCGCCGCCCAGTCGGCATTGATCAGCACCTGACCGATACCATCTACCAGCTGCATCAGCAGCGTCACGAGCTGAGGCGTCAGCACCACCAACGCCTTGACCAGAGCTGCCAGGATCTGCGTTGCAGCGCCTGCGATGCTCGCCAGGAAATCAGGCGACACAAGCAGCTCGACCAGTTTCGTGCCGAGCGTGTTCGCTGCTTCGATGAGCTGCGTCATGCCGTCGCCGGTCAGACCGTCGGCAAGTGCGACGACCAGCTCGCCCGCTGCGTTGATCAGCGAGGAGAGGATCTCCGGATCGAGGATGGTGTTGATGATCGCCGTCAGCAGCTCGCTGATGGACGAAAGCATCGGGTCGAGATTCTTCCGGATGAACTCCGGCAGCTGCTGGATCAGCCCGACGATCGCCGTGATCAGTTTCGGGAAGGCTTCCGCCGCCCCGCTGATCAGCATCTGTGCGACCGTTGCAGCCGCATCGAGCAGCTTCGGCGCAGACTCTACCAGCGCAAGCGCCAGAGAGGAGAGCAGGGAGCCGACAACGCTCAGAGCGGTCGGCAAACCGTCAAGCACATAGTCGAGCGCCTTGCTGATCACGCCGGAGATCGCTGCGCCAAGTTTTTCGGCGGCTCCGTTCTCTCCTGTCACGATGCCGGACAGCGCCGGCATGATCTCCCCCGTCACCATCTGCACCAGATTGCGCAGCGGTTCAGATACTCCGTCATAGAGCTTCTTTTTGAATCCGTCGAAGGCGGAGCCGAGCTTTGTCAGGTCGCCCTCAAGATTGTCCGACATTGTCTCAGCCATCTGCTGCGCTGCGCCTTCGCTGTTGTAGATGGCATCAGTCAGCCCGTTGAAATCCTCCTCCGAGGCGTTGACAAGTGCGAGGAAGCCGGAAAGCCCGTTTGCACCGGCGAGCATTGCCGCATACTGCGCCTTCATGGCGCCCTCTGCTCCGTATGCCCGGGTGATGAGTGCCTCCTGCTCCTTGTTGTATTCCTTTTCTGTCATTTCTCCGGACTCGAGAGCTTCGTCGAGCTCCGCCATGCTATCAGTAAATTCCTGCTGCGGGATCCTCAGATCTCCGAACGACCCACGCAGATCCTGCATCAGCTCCATCAGCGACTTCATATTGCCCTCGCCGTCCTCCAGAGAGATGCCGAGCGCCTCCATCGCCGTTGCAGCCTCTTTCGGCTGCTTGGCGAGGCGGGTGAATACTGCCCGAAGCGTTGTGCCTGCCTGCGTTGCCTTGATACCACTGTTTGCCATCAGTCCTGTGGCGATCGCTACATCCTCCATGGAGTAGCCCATAGCACCGGCGAGAGGGGCTGCGTATTTGAACGTTTCGCCCATCATTTCCACGTTTGTGTTGGCGTTGGACGATGCCGCTGCCATGATATCTGCGAGGTGGCTTGCATCCTCGGCGGTTGCGCCGAACGCTGTCAGGCTGTCCGTCACGATGTCGGATGTCGTGGCAAGGTCTGCGTTTGCGGCTGCTGCGAGGTTCAGGACGCCGTCAATGCCGTTCAGCATATCTTCCGTCTTCCAGCCCGCCATTGCCATGTAGCCAAATGCGTCAGCTACCTCTGTAGCCGTAAACTTTGTGGATTCTCCGAGAGCTTCCGCCTTTGCCTCGATGATGTTCATCGCCGTCTCGGTGGCGTCTGCGCCCTTTTCGTAGGCGAGCCCCATCTCGTCAGCAGCGGCGACGAGACCGGGGATCGCATCATCTGCGACCTTGCCGGCGATCGCCTTGACATTGCTCATGGAGCTGTCAAACGCCATGCCAGTGTCGATCACGCTCTTGACGAGCTCGCCGAGCCTATCAACGACCGCCGTGATGACGTTCGATGCCAGATTACCGAGAGCCACAGCAAACGCCTGGAGACCGCCGTCAGTTGTTTCCTGTGCGGCTTCTCCGGTCTGCTCCTCCTCCCGCTGGAGCTCATCCAGCGACCGGGAGAACTGCTCGACCTGACCCTCAGCGTTCCGGACAGCGGTGTCCTGGTTGACGATGCGGACACGGAGATCGTCCGCCGCTCTGGCATTGCGTTCCTGCGCTGCCTGTGCGTCGGCGAGCTGCTTCGCCAGCTTCTTGGCTTCCTCGCTGTCCTCCCCGAAGGCATCAGCTGCCTGCTGGTGACGCTTTGTGAGGTCGGTGATGATGCCCTCGCCGTCCTCGAGCTTCTTCTCGTACTTGGTAAGCTCCTCTTTCAGGAGCTCAAGCTTTTTCTTTTCGGCTTCTACGATCTTGGACTGCGCCTCGATCTTCTTGGATAGGCTGTCGGCGTTTTCCTCGCCCTTTGCCATGCCGGCGGAGGCATTTACCAGCTCGGCACGGTATAGCTTCACCTGTCTGTTGGCTTCTGCAATATTCTTTTTCAGATCGGATATGTCAACCCGAAATTTCGCCGTTACATTTTCGCTCATGCATTACCAACTCCTATCGTCTTTTGCTCGGCGCATTGTGATCGTGTCGCCGTTTTTCTTGCGGACGATGATCGTGTCGCTATCCGACACCATTCCGGCTTCCTGCCCGCTATCGTTTCCACCGTCCCGCATCTTTCGCCGCACGATGCGGCGCAGCAGCAGCAGCACCTCGCCGCATTTCTCCCGCCGGAGGTGTATGGGATCGAGTGCCGGGAACATCTGGCAGATCTGCACCTCGACGTCAAACATGGCATCATACAGCGGGATATCATCAGCGGGATCGCTTATTTTTTTTTATTTTCGCCGTTTACGGCGTTCATGCTGCCGGTGAACCACGCAAACAGCCCCTGGAACACCTCGGCGATGTTCTGCGTCCGTGTATGCTTTGCCTCCTCCATCGTCAGCCCGTCGAACATATCGCACAGAAACGGTCTAACCAGCGACACGCAGCCAACCAGCACAGTCATGATCTCTTGCACGCTGCCCGATTGCATCGTGTCGAGATGCAGTGCCTCTGCGACGTCCTCGACCGTCCCCAGCTCGATGTCGAACGTATTCGCCTCATACGTCTTGACGATCTTTCGCCCGCTATAAACGTGGAGCTTCAGATTCAGATCCATAAAACACCTCTTTCAAAAATTGCCGGTGGGGTCACCACCGGCACTGATTTGTATTTATTCTGCGGATACAGTCACGGTGCACTGTGCGCTGTAGCTGCCAGCCGTAGCTGTTACAACTGCAACGCCGACAGCATTTGCAGTGATAACGCCGTCAACAACGGATGCGACAGTCGGATTCGTGGACGACCAGGTCACCGGTGCGCCGGTCGGCGTCACGGTTGCAGTGATCGTGGCGGAATCGCCGATCGTCAGGGACGATGTCGATGCGCTGAGGCTCAGTGCGGTGACTGCTTTCTTTGCCAGATACGCCATCGTGTCCGGCGTGTAAACGGTATCGAAGAACGTTGTGAACGTACACTTGCCGTCACGCTCATCGAACTCGGCGCCGTCAACATGCCCGCCCTTGCCGAATGCGTAGGACGTCTTATTGCATTTGAACGTGATCTGCTGCCCGTTGGTGTCCACGCTGTCCTTCTTCGTGACGGACACCTCCTCCGGCAGTCCGGCCAGTGAGGCGTTGTATTTTACGACGTATCTCCAGGTGTCGTCTGTGAGCTGTTCACGGTAGAGCAGCGCAAAATGCGTCTCTACAGGCTCGCCGGTCAGGATCGCACCAGTTGCACCGTCATACGGCTGCCCGGTGATCAGAGCAAGCACATCCAGATCCAGCACCGGGGTCGTGACGGTCACCTCGTCGCCGCCGTTGGTCAGGATGACGATGCTGCCCACGTTGCTGTAGTAGTGCGTCTCGCTGGAGGCGTTCGTTGTCTTGCTGATCTGTCCGGTAGTTGTGATGCACACCGGTGTCTCGAACGTGTAGCCCGTCGCATCGTCCTTGGTGATTCTCGCTACCCACAGATTATCCGTGCCACGAAATTCTGCATCTTTGTTCATTTATATCACTCCTCTGTGTAGTTTTCTATCATATCCACGCTAAAAAATGCGCCTGTGTGTGTCGGTGCGTCCACATTTACGTCCGACGGCTTGCCGTACACGGTATGCCCGGCGCTCCGCAGCGCTTGCCGTGCCTGTTCCGGCACGGATGCGACGAGCGTCGGATCCGTGGAGTAGAAGTAGATCATAAACGTCCACACCGCCCGGATCGGGCTGCCGCTGTAGAATCCGCCGTCATCATTGGCGGGATTCCAGAAGGTGAAGAAGCTGTCCGGGTACGCTTCCGGCGATGCAAGAGAGCCTTGCAGATACACCGGATAGCCGAAGGACTCCAGCAGCGTGATCAATTGCTCTTTCATTTTACTTTCAGCCTCCTCAGCACCTTCTCGAATGTTTCCTCCTGGATCTGGCGCACCCGTTTCTTGATCGCCGCACCATAGACGGCGTCAAACAGCTTTTTGTCCGGCGGCTGGTGCGGCTGCCCGTGGACTTTCGTGCCGTACATCAAGAAAACGGAAGATAAACGATCATCTTTTTGGTGACGGTCTTCCTCTCCGATGTAAAAGCCAACAGGAACGAGAGCAACACTACCATACCAATGTCGATCAAGGAAAAAAGAATTACTACCTCCGATTACCGTCCTCGCTGTTTCACCGCTTTTATTATGTTTTTTCATTTCTTTCAAAACGGCATTTTTTACTACTTCTTGTGAAGCTGCAAGAGCAGAATCAACTATTTGATCTTCAACGTGGTCGCCGAGTTTACTAAGCTGATCACTGAACTTTTCCAGTTCAGAAATATCAATATTTAAAGACTTGTTTTTACTTAATCGTCTTCCCATTCTACGCACCCCCTGATATGCGCTGCACAGTAAACGTCTGCCATCTGTCGGAGTATCCCGTATTTTCGGGCGCTCCGATGATCTCCCACAGCGTTCCGTCGCCACGCAGGATGCGGTAGCCGGCTTGCACCGCCGGCACCATCCGCATCGTCAGCTTGGCACGTTCCACCACGGAAACGATCCCGTTCACCGCACGCTCCTCGGACGCAGTCGGAACCCATCTGCAATCGATGTCTGTGCCGGTCGCAGGATAGGTCTTTGTCTGGACGCCGAGAACGGTGGCGATCGTCGGGATGAGCAGCTGCACCGTGACAGGCAGCTCGTACAGCTCCCCGGTCAGCTTGATCACACGCCGGCGCTCGTTGTAGTCATCGTAGTCGGTCAGCTCGTAATGCTGCCCGCCGTAGTCGATGCGGTAGTCCTGCAAATTCTTCCGGACTTCATTCATGCCGCTGTAATACCGTACCCGGAACAGCAACCGGATGCGCAGGCGGTCGTTCTCGGCGGAGAAGTTCTCCGTTGAGATCGCCTTGTTCACGTTGGCGTGCAGATGCTGCACATCCTGCCACGATCCCGTCTCCGGGATCTGCTTTTGCAGCGTGACAGGCTTGTCGTAG